TAGTCAGTTGGGAATCAGCTATGGGTACTCCAAATGCTATGCGAACTGTAAGAGTTAGGCATGTTAGCGGCGGCATATCGACGATTCAATTCTGGTCCTACACTCAAGGTCAGCATGCCATTATGGGTGATGTTGTTGATTGGTTTCATATTGACGAGGAGCCAAGGGACCAAACAATTAGGCCTCAAGTATTAACGCGTACTATAAATGGCGATAAAGGTAAAGGTGGTCGAGGGATTTATACATTTACTCCAGAGAATGGCAGAACCGACCTTGTTGTTAAATTTATGGATGACCCAAGCCCTGACCAATTCTTTATGCAGAAAGGTTGGGATGATGCGCCGCATATTACTGATGAAAAGAAAACTAGGTTATTAGAGCAGTATCCCGATCACCAAAGAGATATGCGTACCAAAGGCACACCAATGCTTGGTCATGGCCGTATCTATGATTTATCCGATGATTTTGTGTTGTGTGACCCTTTTGAAATACCCGAACACTTTAATGTGATTAACGGTATGGACTTTGGCTGGGACCATCCTCAAGCCTTTGTTCAAATAGCTACCGATTTAGATAACGATATCGATTATATTATTCACTCATGGAAGCAATCGAGAGTTAGCGCTAATGACGCTTGGGGCGCTGTTAAAGATTGGGCACAACAATATCCAGTCGCATGGCCTCATGATGGATTGATGCATGAGAAAGGTAGGGATAATGCTGCCCAGCAGAAAGACCACTACAGTGATGCAGGTTTTAATATGTTGTTTGAGTATGCTCAATGGGCGGATGGGGGCAACTCTGTAGAGAACGGCTTATACGAATTATTACAAAGAGCACGCAAAGGTAAGTTAAAGATATTTAGAGGTCAAACCGACCTAATGAATGAATGGCGACAGTATCATCGTGATGAGAAAGGTAAGATAGTTAAATCGATGGATGATTTGCTAGATGCTGTGCGTTACGCTTATATGATGAGGCGTTTTGCTGTTCGTAAAGGGGAGCTGTATAATAGACAAAAAGTTTACATACCTAAACCATTGAAAACTATGGGAAGAACTAGACGATGCTAACGCTCGATGAATTAAAAAGCATGCATGACAAGGCGTATCAGGCCAATCAACAGACCCGTGAAGAAGCCGCCGATGATTTGCTTTTTTACTGGGTTAGTCAATGGGACGATCAAGTACTCAATTCCTCTCAGCTTCAGTATCGAGGCGAGTTTAATATCTTAAGAAAGGCTGGACGCCAGATAATGGCTGACCTAGACGCCAATCCTGTTCAAGTAGACTTTGAGCCAGAAGATGAGTCAAGAGAAGATTCAGGCGAGCTAATGGACGGTCTTTATCGTAATTCTGATAGAGATAATACAACGATTGACTCTTATGAAAACGCTAAGAATGAATCAGTAGTTTGCGGTGTTGGCGCATGGGAATTATACACAGAATACGAATCGCTTAAGTCAGGCAATAAGAATCAGATTATCAAGCGCAAGCCTATCTATGAAGCTAACAATAAATTGTTTTGGGACCCAAATGCACGACTACTCGATAAGTCAGATGCTTGTTATTGTTCTAAGTTAAACTCCTATACGCCTGAAGGCTATCGCAAAATGGTTGAAGATGTGACCGGCGAAGACCCTGGCGAGATAACTCCAGAGAATTTTGGAACGCCAGAGCATTCATATACATTCCCCTGGTTTACAGGGACCAAGCTAGTATTTGTTGTTGAGTTCTTTTATCGAGAAAAAGTTAAAGACCGATTGCTTACCTTAGTTGATTTTATGGGTCAAGAAACCCAAGTGCTCGAGTCTCATTTAGAATCTGTAATGGATGAGCTTATCGATGATGGGTATACGATAGTTGATGAAAAAGAAGTAGAGCGTTATGAAGTGACTAAGTATATCGCTAGCGGATTAGATATTCTTTCGTCCGAAAAGATAGCTGGTGAAAATATCCCTGTGATTCCTTTGTATGGTGAGCGTGCATTCGTTGAAGAAGAGGAAGTATGGCAAGGTGTTACGCGTTTAGCTAAAGACCCTCAAAGGCTACGTAATTTCCAGTTATCTTATTTAGCTGACATCGTAAGTCAATCACCTAGAAACAAGCCTATATTTAACCCAGAGCAGGTTCAAGGGTTTGAGTGGATGTATGAGGAAACAGGCGCAGATAACAACCTTCCTTACTACTTAATGAACTCTAAGGACGCTAAAGGTCAGCCATTGCCGGTTGGTCCTGTAGCTGAAATGCCCGAGCAAAAGGTGCCTACATCGCTAGTTGCTATGACGGCAGAGTCAAGGCAGGCGGTTGAAGATGTTGCTAGCCCAGGACTTCCGCAAGATATTGCTGATCCAGATTTATCAGGCAAAGCTGTGCTTGCATTACAAAATCGAGTCGATATGCAGTCAATGGTTTACCAGAATCACTTGAAGCACGCTAAACGCCGAGATGGTGAGGTTTACGCTAGCATGGCCGTTGAGGTGTATGACGCTCCACGCAAGGTCACATTAGCAACACCAGATGGAAGAACAAAGAAAGCTGAGTTATACAGCGCTGTTATCGATAGAGAATCAGGCGAGTTAGTTGTGTTGAATGATCTTAGAAATGCCGAGTTTAAAGTTTATTCTGATATCGGCCCATCTTACTCAAGTCAAAAGCAGCAAGATAAAGAAGAAATTATTCAGTTAATGCAAATGACGCAACCTAACGACCCTATGCAAAATATTCTTATGATGAAGTATATCGCTATCTCAGGTGGAAATGACTTTAAGGATTTAAGAGATTACGCTAATAAACAGTTGATTTTGCAAGGTATTAAGCCGCCTGAAACGCCTGAAGAAGAAATGATGTTAATGCAAGCTCAACAGGCTCAAGGTCAACCAGATGCGGTTATGGTCGCCGCTATGGCTGAAATGGAAAAGGCTAAAGCCGACCAGATGCGAGAGCAGCGTGAAGCTAGTAAAGATATGGTGGATGCTCAAGTTAAGCTTAGTAAGAATGAGATTGACCTGTATAAGGCTGAAACCGACAGAATGGGTACAATGATTGATGCTGAAAAGGTTGGCGCTGATATTCGTAATACTGATGCGGATACCGTGGGTAAAGCGATTGATAACCAGCAGAAGCGATTTGGACAAATAAGGGCAACTCTACAATAACTTTTAACTACTAAAGAGTTGTTATATAATGATTTTACCGCTAGCAAGCGGGTATAAATATGCGATTACCTTTTAATTAAGGGCTTATCGTTGGCAAACGAGGAAATGTAAATGCAAGTAAAAACCCTGGAAGAGCTGAAAGCTGAAAACGCTCAAGCTGAAGAAGAATCTACACCAGTCACCCCAGACGATGTAGAGGAAATTGAGGTAGAGGCGGTTGAAGAAGAATCTGAAGAAGTTGTTGAGGCTGGGGAGTCTGAGCAGCAATCTGAAGAGGATGAATCAACAGAAGCGTGGATGCAAGCGGACGAACAGGTGTCCGATGATAGTGATGATGTTAAGTTTACTGATCATGATGTCGCTGCGGCTAAGAGAAATCTTAAAGCGAAGCTTGAGAAGAAACATGACAAGGTTGTCGAAGAGTTAAAGGCTAAGATTGAGGCCTTAGAATCTGGCAAAGTAACCGGTGTTAATGAAAGCGTAAGCGATTCTAAAATGCCAACACTTGAAGATGTCGACTTTGATGAGGCTAAGTTACAGCAAGCAACTGCTAAATGGTATGCCGATCAACTGAATGCGAAAGCACAGGAGATTACAGCCCAGCAAGCTAGCGAGCAACAAATCAAAGCCGCCCAAAGAAAACTCGACGATGCTGTTGAGAGTCACTATGAAAGAGCGAGCAAACTCGTTCAAGAGAGTGGTATTAGTGCTGAGAAGTACCAAGAAGCTGGCGTTAACTTAATGCAAGCTATCGACGATGTTTTACCGGGTAACGGTGAGATGGTCACTAACAGTTTAATTGCTAACTTAGGTGAAGGTTCGGAAAAGGTAACTTATTATCTTGGAAGAAACCCAGCAGAACTAAGAAAGTTACAAAACATGTTAGCTGAAGACTCGAGTGGTATTAAAGCCAGCATGCACTTAGGTGCGTTAAAGGCTAAATTCTCGACTAAACCACAAATTAAGAGCAGCGCCAAGCCGCCAGCCAAAAAGGTTGAAGGTGATGGTGGTCCGATTAACTTATCGAACTACCAAAAGCGATATAAGAAAGCCAAAGATTCGGGAGACCCCCAAAAAGCTTTCGATATTCGCCAAGAAGCCAGAAAGCAAGGCGTTGATGTCAAAAAATGGTAAGACTTAACTGATTAAGCCCCGGATAAGTCTATTTTAAGAGGTAATTGCAACAATGGCAGATACAGGTAAGATTGCCGAGGTTCTTTTTGAGAACACCTTGGAAACCTACGAACACCAAGACAAGATGTTAGACTTGGTGAATTTTATTCAACCAGACGCAAGCACAATGCAAAATGCAGGCAATGTGGTATGGCGCCCTTATCAACAACACGCACCAATTATTGACGGTTGGGATTTAACCGGTCAAGAACAAGATGTTATCGAGGAAACTTACCCTTCGATTCTTGGTACGCCTAAGAATGATTTCATTAAGCAGCGTGCAGATGACTTACGTGACACCCAGTTTTGGGAAAAGCGTGGCGAACAATCAGGCCGTAAACAGGCTACTGAGCAGAATCGTCTAATTGCTAACGCAATCGCAATTCAAGGCTCTAAGTTCTATCGCTCTAGTGTAACGAGCGGTTATGACTTTGTTTCTGAAGGTCAAGCGATTCTTAATGAGACTCAACAAGCTGATAATGGTCGTTGTTTCGTATTGAATGACCGTGATAATCGTAAGTTTGGTGTTGATTTAGCGGCTCGTCAAACGCTTCAAGGTCGTCCTGAGATGACTTGGAAAACAGGTCAAATTGGTCAGAACATCGCTCAGTTTGATGTGTATAATGGCTCATTCCTTCCTAACTTGGCAGGTGGTGCAGATCCAGCAACTACGGTTACTGGTGACCAGTCATTTGTTCCAGAAGGCGGTACTGTTAACACTTCTACAGGTACCGTAACTAACGTTGATGCTCGTCGAGCTGACATCCCAGTTGCAGCGAGTGGTAGTTACGCAGTGGGCGACAAAGTTCAGTTTGAAAATGGCGGTACTCCAGTGCAGTCTATTGGTCTTGCTGACAAAAACCCTAGCGGTGAGCCTATGACGTTCACTATCGTCGAAATTCCAGACGCTACTACTATTACGGTTTATCCTAAGCCTATCGCTTTAGATGACCCTGCGTTAAACGCAACTGAAGCAGCTTATGCGAACATTGACACTCAAATCCTTAACGGTGCGACTGTTAATCGACTTAACACCGATCCCACTAACAAAACTAATCTTTTCTTCGAGAAAGATGCGGTTGAAGTAATTGGCGGTACTGTCCCTGCGAACTTCTTTAAAGAGTTTGACGGGATGAAAGTGATTAGCTCTCGCATGAGTAACGGTCAAGAGATGTACATGATTTATGATGGTAAAATCGATGAATTTACTTTCAGATGGAGAATCTTCTCTTGGTATGGCATTACAATTGCCAACCCACAAAACTGTGGAGTAGCCGTTACTTTCTAACACTACCCCTTGGGGCTTCGGCCCCTTTTTTTAACTTAGAGGTATTTAATGGCTGTTTACGTATACACTGAAGGCGATTCACATGAAGTAAAAGGTGTGAAATGTCGAATGGAGCTTGTTCAAGCATCTAGACTTCAAAATCATTTAGCTGCAGGTTGGGTTGTTGACCCACTTGATTTAGTTAAAGAGCCTGAAAAAGAAGAGGCTCCTGAAGTAGCAGAAGAAGTTGAAGAAAAACCTAAAGAGCTATCATCGCAAGATGTCCGAGAAGAAGCCAAAGAAAAAGGCTTAGAAGGCTGGGATAAAAAGCGAATCAATACACTTAAAAAAGAATTAGGATATGAGGAATAGTCGATCAGCTTACAACGGCGGCATAGTCCTTAAGTCGGACATCATTAATAAAGCATATTCCGACTTAAAGATTAGCGGCTTAACAACAAATCCAACCCCTGGAGAGGTTCAGCTAGCTTTAGTTGAGCTAGAATCCATGGCTGGAGAGTTTCGTATTCGTAATATGGATGCGAATTATAACTTTGAAGATGAGCCGGACACTGCAACCGTATCGAATATTCCAAGAAGTTACTTAAATGCTTATGCTGCTATGCTTGCTGCTAGACTGGCTGCAAACTTTGGTAAAACTTTAACTCCAGAATTGATGGCTAAATCCAATGCTGGATGTTCTCTATTGTCCTCAGGTGAAGCTCAGGTTAATCCTGTTGGCTATCCATCTAGACAGGCAAGAGGTTCAGGTAATACGTTTAGACAGTATCGTTGGAGACGCTACTATTCTATTTCAAACTCAGCCCCAGCAGAAGATACTACTAATCGCATGGTAGCTGATGACATTGATAATTTTGTTGAGCACTTTGATTCTTACTTAGATGCTAATGAAGTTATTTCGAGTTTTACAATTAATGCCGATCAAGGCTTGGTTATTAATTCAAGCTCAAACACCGATAGAGATGTTAATTATAATATAAAAGCAGACGGCTCAAGGCAGGGTTCGTTAAGGGTAAAAATAGTTATTACAACTGATGCGGGTCGAGTAGAGACACGCTTAGTTTATTTTGATGTAACTAAAATAGAAGGGCTAGACTGATGTCTTTTGAGCAGCGGAAGTTATCTAAATCAATTAATCAATCCCGAGGTATATTCGATAAGTATATTTATCGCCCTGGTAATGGTGATACTCAAGCTGACTTACTTGCTTCTGGGTATTTTGCTAAATCTCGCTATGCCAATGAGGAAGATTGGATAGGTTCGCTTATTGAAGCTGAGACTGCCGATGGATTTCTGGTGCTTAAAGTAATTGATAATAACACTGTAATAAGGGTTTTTGACACGCAAGTAGAGGGATTGCAAAGGAAATATGTTCGTTCACCTGAAGACTTTGACAATCCTATTGACTCAACTGTTGAATACTTTATCGATGGCATTGTTGATTTTACTGGATCCGGGATAAGTTTAGAGGTTCCCGCTACTGGAATTTATCTAAAAGGCTATAACTTTGACCTATCAAAGCTTATATGCAGTGATAACAACTACAAATTATTTACAAGCCCTGTAGGTGGTTCGGGTAACTTTTTAGGGGCGGATTATGCTTTAGAGGTAACCGGAACTAATTCTCAAGTTTATGATTTAACCTCTGCAACAGGCTTTGAGGCTTTTGAGTTTGCTCGAATAAATTACAATGGCTGCTCTTCTTTGGGAGAAATAAATAATTATCGACAGGGGTTTGAAACTGGTACAGGTCGATTTGGAGGAACGCCTAGCTTAACCCTATCTGGAACGTGGTTAGGCGGTTACTTTATTGATGCTTCTATTGTTAGGGGTTTGACTGATGGCGCTTATGCGCTTTATTCTGCGGGCGCTGGATTTACTATGAATTCTCGCTTTAGAACCAATCAAAATGTTGATTTGCCGGCTAGTGCGTCATTTATTGATTTTTCAGCAGCAAATTTCCCTAACCCATCAACTGTTCAAATAACTCAAGCAATCATTACTCGCAATGGTGTTCAGGATGCTAGCGACCCCAACATATCGCCTAATTTAACAGCAAAAGAGTTATCAAGCAGCTGGAGAGATAATAACGGGCTTGAGAACACTTACCCTGGCGGAAGGTTAGCCATCACCACCGAAGTCACAACCACCATTAATACAGTTGGTGTTTTTGAGCTTTTAGCCGGGACGTGGACTGCAGACTTGCTTGAGCACTTCGATCAACCATCTAACGGTCAATTAAGGCATTTAGGCAAAAATCCGATAGAATACGAAGTTATTACTGGGTTTGTTATCGATGGTAACCCTAATTACGAAGTTGAGATTAGATTAATGCATTTCGACGACTCCACCTCAACCGCTTCACCAATAAAAACCCAAGTAAGGCAAATAAATTCGCTTGTTGGCGGGCGTGATGTGGCGTTCTTTAATGATTTCGCGGTTGTTGAGCTAGATCAGAATGATTATTTATATTACGAGATAGCTAATAACACTGATACAAGCAACGTGACAGCCGAGATTGACAGTTTCTTTATAGCAAAGACGAGATAAATGCCAAAAGTACAGATCCCAATTTCATTAGGTGATAAATCAGCAGATAATGTTGATTACCGTGACCAACTAATGGTTAACCGAACAATCGTCCCTAGAAACATTAAAGGCGATGAAGGTTACACGCTTTCACATCCAGGGTTAAGCGAGTTTGGTGCTGCTGAAGGTACTGATCGAGGCGCTATTTACAATTCTAGACAAAGAACACAATTAAGAATATCTGGTGACAGACTAGTCGAAGTTAATTCAGATGGTTCCACCAATACTATTGGTGTAATACCTGGCACATCTCAAGCCTCACTACCTTATTCATTTTTAACCCAAGGTATTGTTTCTAGTGGTCGATTTTGGCTTTATGATGGGTCAACTTTAACTGAAGTTCTCGACCCAGACTTAGGCAGTCCTATTGACGCCGTATGGATTAACGGCGTGTATTTTTTTACTGACGGCGAAACGCTTTACCATACTGACTCAACTAATGAACAAGCGATTGACCCTCAGGCATTCGCTACTTCGGAATTCTCACCTGATAGAACGGTTGGATTGTTAAAGAACAAGCAAAATCAAGTTGTCGTATTTAATCGATTTACTACTGAATGGTTTGTCGACCAACCAACCACAACCTCATCTGGTGCATTTTTATTTAGATTCAGAAGAATTGAAGGTAAAGCGGTTAAGGTTGGAATAGTGGGTACTCACGCCAAGTGTGAGATGGATGGTCAAATATTTATAGTAGGCAATCGGAAAGAAGAATCTCCATCAGTTCATATATTGGCCGGAGGCACAGAGCAAACTATAGCGACCCGCGAAATCGATAAGATACTAGCTGAATACACTGATTCTGAATTGGCTGGCTTAGTCATGGAAGCCCGGGTAGAGGATAGAGAGAAGTTTGTTATTATTCACCTGCCGCGACATACGTTACTTTACAGTCACACAGTAGCCAAGATAGCCGGCACTAGAATGGCTTGGACTCTTGTTAAGACCGATATAGCAGGCGACAACCCTTGGCGCGCTATTAACGGGGTATATGACCCTCGTATCTCTAAGTGGATTTACGGCGATAGGCTGGATTCGCGTATTGGCCAGTTAGACAATACAACTAATTTACAGTATGGCGACCAAATTGAAGAGATATTTTATACTCCGATCGTACAGCTGGAGCGTCAAAGCATTGATAAAATTGAACTTGATTCGCTTCCTGGTTTTTCTACTGGTGATGTAGATTGTTTCTTTTCGATTAGTTATGACGGCGTAGTATTTAGTCAAGAGGCTGTCATTCCTATTAGTAGAATAAATAATTACAACACTCGGTTTATTGCTAGGAGAATAGGTTATATAAGGGATGAGTTTAATTTTAAGTTCAGAATAGTGGCTGACGGAAGAACCGCTTTAAGTAAGTTAGAGGTGACTTTCTCGTGACAATCGACACTAGACAAACCATTGCTGATTGGGCTTCTTGTTCGGAAGAGCAGCCGGCGTGGTCTGACAATTTTGTTGAGGATTATATGGGATCAAAGCTCGACATTACCGAGCTATTAAGCGTCTTGAATGATGGCGGCTTATCCCCTCAGTCTGGCACTGGAAGTCCAGAAGGGGTTGTGACAGCCAATTATTCTTTAATGTATGTGGACTTAACTGGTCCTAATGTATTGTATTTTAACCCGACTTTTGGAGCTGATACTGGATGGGTAAGTGTTCCTTAATTGTGTTAAACTATTGAAAACCGTAAATTATAGGTGAAATTATGGGTTTATTTTCAGGAATTGGGAAGATGTTGTCTGGCGATCCTGGCAAGGATATTCGCCGATCTTCAGCCGCCCAGCTAGCTTTTCAACGAGAAGCTTTTGATTACATGAAAGAGATTGATAAGCTTCCTTTGCAAGCAAGAAATCAAGCTCTACAGGCACTTCAAGGATTTTATAGCGGTGACCCAGGCGCCCAACAAGAGCTGATATCGCAAGTTCAAGAATCCCCCTTTTACCAACAGATGATTCAAACTGGGCAAGAAGGTGTTCTTGATAGAGCTGGAGCTATGGGGTTAACTCGTTCGGGTAATGTTGCGCAAGACTTATCTCGAAGCAATCAAGCTGTTCTTCAAGGGCTAGTCGGACAACGTATAGGCGGTTTACAAGGACTTGCAGGACTTCCTTTAAACACCGGGAATATTGCCAACCAATTAAATATGATGGGTCAGAACGTTGGTCAGGCTGGTATTGCTTCAGCTCAAGCAGGGCAAAATCTAGGCGGTCAGGTTTTAAGTGCTGGATTAGGTCTTGCGGGCTTATTTTCTGATGTAAGACTAAAAGAAAACATTAAGCCGTTAAACCGAAAGCTTGGTGGATTTGATTTATATTCTTGGGATTGGAATGATAAAGCAGGGGAATTGGGATTGTCTGGTAATTCTGTCGGTGTATTAGCTCAAGAGGTTGAAGAGTCTCGCCCAGACTTGGTTTTTTATGACGGTGAATATCGTAAAGTTAATTACGGGGCATTGATTAATGGCTAACGGAAATCCTTTTAGCATCACTCCTTTAGGTGGTTTTGATTTAGGTCGAGGTATCCAGCAATTGGGTCAGACCTTAGAGCGAAAGCAGGCCCAAGAAGATTTAGAGGCTAGACAAGCTGAAATGCAAGAGGCTTTGATGGGGGCTAGACAAGGTGATCAAGCGGCCATGGATAGATTGTTTTCTCTTAATCCTAATCTTGCGATGAGCATGGAAGAGAATGCGCGTCAATTAGAGAAAGAAGGTCGGCTAGAGGCTACAAGAGGTGCAGCTATTCAGTGGGCCGGAAGCGAACCAGGCTCTATGGAAAGAGAGATCCTTAAAGAAAGATTCTTTCTTGATGACCAAATTGATTTCGGTGAAGACGAACAAAATATGACAGATGAGCAGTTCGATCTAGCTGCGAATTTGTTTTTAAAGCAACAAGGTTTGGATTTAACCCAAGCTGCACAAGCGATTCCAGCAGAAACTAGAGCGTTTGAAGACTTGATTAAAGATTTTACTCCGGAGCAGCAAAAAAATGCGCGTCTAGTTAAAGCAGGGCTAAGGGGTCGCGCCATGAGTAATGCGGTGCTATCTGCGATAGAAAGCGGTGATGTAAAGAACTTAGCTGATGCTAATGCTTTGATTAAACAGCAAGAAAAATTTGCAGAAGCTACTGGCGCATCAAGAGCAAAATACATTGATATGGGCTTTGAAACTATAGGTAAAATCAATAAAAACATCGGAAACATAGATAGAGCCTTAGATGCATTAGATAGAGGCGCCAAGACTGGTGTTGTAGAGGGCAAATTCTTTCCTAGTATTAAAGCGGCGTCAAGAGAGCTTAATCAAATTCAAAATGAATTGGCGTTAGATGTTATCGGATCTGTTACTTTTGGCGCTTTAAGCGAAGGCGAGCTTAAACTAGCTAAAGAAACCGCTTTGGATACTGGTCTTAACGAGGAAGAGCTAAAGGATTATTTAGGTAGAAAGCGAGCAGCTCAGGAAAAGCTAAGAGCTTACTTTGAAGAGCAGATTGAACATTTAGATCAAGGCGGTACAGTGGCCAGCTTCTTGAGGATGAAAAAACGTCAACAAGGGCAGCAACCTCAACAACCAGTAGAGCAAGACATCCAACAACCAAGCATTGAAGATTTATTAAATAAATATGGCAACCCTTGAGCAACTACAAAACGCATTAATTAACGCAGATAAAGCTGGTGATGAGCAGGCTGCTCGTATGTTGGCTGCTGAAATCAGAAAAATGCAATCTCAACCTGCACAGCAGGACTTATCTCTTGCTAGAACTGTGATGGCAGCACCAGGGCAAGCTATAGATTATCTTCGAGGTGCTGGAGAAGTATTTGGACAGGTCGCTAG